CACTCACCGAGTCGCCGGAAAGAAGGCGCCTTCAAGGTGCCCCTCCGACTTGGATGTTCCCAACCTTAAGTCCCTTTGGCGCGAGCCAATTGGGTGAGGTTGGGGCGGAAGTTTCGCTTGCGACTGGATTTCAAGATTTCCTTTCAAAGGAAAATTGGGACTGTGAGGACCTTAGCAAAGTCCTCTCATCCTTTCGCCAATGCCAGATTCGTCTAACGAATCGTGAGCGGTTAGGCGCTTATCTTTTAAAACACCCTAAGGGTTTTCTAAAGATGGCCGACCGGAGTCGACTGCTACAGTACTTACCCTATACTAAGTATAAGGGCTTACGTGCTGCCGCGGAGAAACTCCTTGCATCGCCGTGTGAAGACATATCCCGAGTCCAAAGGACATGGGAATGGCTAGACACGGTCATGCAATTATCGCTCCCACCAGGCAAAGAAACCACCGAATTTAGAATAAGGTGGTGGATCTTGATTGTGCACGATATTGTATCGTCACATTCAACACATTACGCATGCAAGAAGTGGTCATCATTCTGCCTCTGGTGTAGTCTCCATTATGGAGGCGCCATTCAACCGCTCCCAGAGTGGGAAGAATGGTTCCCGAGATTACCAAGGGATACATGGATGCAGAAGGAACCGGCCGAACTTACGCGTCTAGAAAGAGCCTATTATAGGCTCTTGAGTGATAAGCGAGGACTTCCAAGTGGTGACCACGTCACCTGTTTGGAGGCTCTCACTGAACACGCTAAGACCCTCACAAAGAACCCTACTTGTCCGCTGACTGACGATCAAATCGAAAGTCTCAAATACTTTTCAAGTATTGCGGCAAAGGAAGTCAAAAAACATGTTTCGGAGCAGGGAATTTGGTTTAACTCTAAGAGTGGCCATGTATCCCTTTCAAACTCCTCTTGTTTTGAGATGACACGTTCTTTGGGAGGAAAACGTAAGTTCGTACTTCAATCTCTACGTAGCTGGCTCATGGAGACACCCGAGGAGTCGAAACAAATCGTCCTACCAACTGGCCAGTCTTTCTTCGAAGAAGAAGGCAAACCTAGGTGGATGACTGTTAGACCCCCCGGAATGTCTCCCGCTGAGAATCCTTTTGACGGCGTCCGTTTCTCAACAGGACTCCTTACGGAAGACTTCGTGGATGGCGAGCAAGAAAGAGTTGGTTTCCAACTCTTCTGCTGGTCCTTTTCCTACCTCCAAAGTCGAAACTTTATCGATGGGAACGGGAAAGCCACGGGTCGTCCGATGCCAATAAGTCGCATTGCTATACCAGAGCCTGGTTGCAAAGTGCGTGTCGCAACGCGTTCGCAAGCGGCGTTCATATTATATGGACAGCCATTTGCTCATGCGTTTAGAGAACTCTTAGAGTTCCATCCCGGCCTTAAAGCAGGTCTAAGCTCTGGCTACCAACTATGGGAGTGGCTCAAACCCCAGGGGAATGAACCGCTACCCAAATATGTGATGGCCGGAGACTTCGACTCTGCTACCGATCATATTGATCATACGGCTGGGCGACTGGCAATGGAAATCCTCATTAAAGAAATCGGAGGGGGCGAAGGGTATGCATCTAACTTTGTTAGTCTACTCTTCACTCCCAGGTACTTTACAGAAGGAGGGGTAGTTACTACCACAAATTCTGGTTGCCTTATGGGAGAGCCTGGTACGAAAATCGTACTGACTTTCCTCGCGTTAGTAGCACAATGCTACGTTCGCAAAGGCAATTCGTCAAAGTACTTCGCCACGGCGGGTGATGATCAGATCGATGCTGATGATAACCCTGATATTCTTCTGCATTATGCGGAAGCGTCGCAGATTACCACAATGGTACCCTCAATGAAGAAATGGGGAATATTTAAGCATAGCTTAGTGTATTGCCAACAACTTCTTCATATTGAGACTACGGCGAATCAGGGCGAAATCAGCGTCCCTAAGCCCCGACTCCTTTCAAAGGAGCAAAAGGGCGGACGGGGTGATCTAGATACTAACCCTGCCTATGGAAAGGCAAGGCAGTTCCTCTCTGAAAGTGCTTGGTGTGAGTTCCCTGACTTAGTCGGGAAAATGCTCTTTTTGTTCCTTAGGAACATGAGACCATTTATTGAGTACTCAAACCAGCTCTTTCTTCCAAGGGAGTGGGGTGGATTAGGACTTCCCCTAGGGAAGAACATAACTCACCTTTTACCACCATGGCACCAATCTTTGATTCGTGCCCGTGAGGAAGGTCTTCCGGAAGCCGGAGACCTCCTCAGTCGGTGGTCCACTGCAAGGAATTTTAAGAGGGGAATAGTGGAGTTTGACGGAGCTGACTCTATTTATCTCGAGCTGCTCGAGTTCGTGCCTCAGGCAACACTCGATCAGTTGGACCTGAACGTCCCGCCTACGGCAAGATATCAGGAACGACTGAAAGCAGCTGGAAAGGAAGGTTGGATCCCGATACGGGACCTCCTTTCGAAGGTAAAAGAGTCACAGACGTATGCAAGCATGTGGCAGCTCGATACAGAGGTCGATAGGGGCTTCAAATCCCTCTCTTGGAAAGAAAGGAATAGAAGGATGGAGGAGGCAGCTATGTCTCTGACATTGCCCCCCCCTACCCCTACTCTAGGGCTTCCATCGTGGAAACCCGTCGTGCTAGTGTTAGCTGAAGGACTAGGTTACCTAGTCGTCAGCGAAGATGTAGAAGACGGGGAGATACCAGAGTTTCCCCGGGCAACCAGCATACAACCCATAATGGGCAGTATGGCTGGACCCCGCCTATTTCTACATTATGACAACAACCGCCTCATCCTCAACGCAATCTCGCGAAAGCGCCACCCTGGAGAGCAGTCTGATGGTGAAAGCTTAAAGCGTATCAAATACACTTCCCCTGTAAGCTAACAGGTTTCGC